GTAGATCATCCCGGCGTTTTGATGGGCCTTGATGAGCTGGCCGCGAAAATCGGTTAACCCTATGTATCCGTCGCGCTCCTTGCTGGTGGGCAGCAGCATGCAGTGGAAGCTCAGCAATCGTCCCGGCTTCAGCACTCGCGTTAACTCTTGGCAGAGGAAGGCGTAGTGCTCGAAAAACTCGGCATGGCTTCGGCAGTTGCCCATGTCTCGGTCGCTAGCACTGTACGTATACAGGCTTGCAAACGGCGGGCTGTATATCGAATAGTCGATGCTGCTATCTGGCATCTTCATTAGCTCTTCAACGCAATCGCCAAGGATCACCTTGGCGTTATCTGTTCTGTGCATAAATCTCCCTTGCAATCTCTGATAGTTCTGCTGCCATTGCCTTAGCGTTGGCGTCTTTCCTTTGAATGTTGCGCACTACAGCGCCCTCGGCCAACGATGTAATGACGTGAGCGTTAACTGGGTTGACTTGCCCAAACCTCCATGATCGGCGGACGGCTTGGTATATCTGCTCCCACGAGTCCGAAAGGCCCACAAATGCCATATTGGAGCAATGCTGGTAGTTCATCCCGAATCCGGCAATAGTTGGCTTGCTGATAAGATCGGTATATCGGCCTTCGGCAAATCCAATCAAGGCATCGGACTTGTAATCGTCTTTATGCGATCCTTGGACTTCGATGGCCGATGGGATTAACTTATCCAGCAGTTCGCTTTCGGCATTTAGGTCGCACCACACAAGCCACGGCTCATCGGATTCATTGACGAGCGATGCGGCCATTTCGCATCTATCTTTCAATGAAGACCTCCTGGCGTCACGCCGCTCTGTTAAGCTTTCCGCCTCGACGTCAAATAACAGCCCAGCGTCGAATCCTCCGCCGACCTGATGATGGTGGTATCGGAGGGGTGGCAGATCATACCCTTCATCCTCGAATCCTAAATCTGAAGGCTTGGCGCAAAAAACACTCCATGAGGCAACCCAATGCCAGAATGCGCGGCGGGCATGACCTTTAAGCCTCCATACGCTTGTTTCGCCTCCATCGTGAACGAAGTACGAAGCCAGCATCTCCGCCGACGACAATCCACCCACAAACTCGGAATGGTTGCCAAGTTCGGTGTAATCGTTTGGCGCAGGAGTGGCGGTGCATGCCAGCCTGTATGGGATGCGCGTAACAAAATCTTGAATCATTCGGCGCATTGCGCCTTGGCCTTTCAGGATGCTCGACTCGTCGGCTACAATCCCGGCATAATCGGCAGCATCAAAGCGGTGAAGGCTATCGTAATTGGTGATGCATATGGCGGCATCCTTGGTGGGCCGCTTACTGAATGTTGCGTCGTACCCAAACCGGATCGCCTCCGCTACTGATTGATTGCCGACGGCCAAAGGAGCAGCGACAATCACCTGCCTTCCCGTTCTGGCGTGGACCTGATGTGCCCATTCGAGCTGCATTAAGGTTTTGCCCATCCCGCAGTCAGCGAACACGGCCATCTTCCCCATTCGTAGCGCACGGTCAACGATGAATCGTTGAAACGGGAACAGGGGCCCGTGGAACGCGCCAGAATCAAAACCGGATGGCGCGTGGGCCATTCGCTTAGATGCTAAAAACTTCTGATAGTTATCCATTCCATCCCCATCCGAAATGTACTTTATTGCGCGAATGTCGGCAGATTTCTCTAGTTTCATTTCTTCCCTAATCAATTTCGCCTCGTTTTCCCAATCTGCCCATCCGATCAGCGCCCCAATTTCGGCATGTATGAGGCTCTTGGCTTGCCCGGACTCCAAGAGGCATCTCTCAAGATCCTTTGCGAGTTTGGTCATTCCCCGTCTCCAATTCCACGCCATGTCCACGCGCCCTTGCACAACGCCGCAACCTTGAAGCAAATCGGGAACTTCTCGGCTGCTACCTTGATTTTGATCTTGCCGGCATCCTCGGAAATGGCATCGACTTTGCCGGTGGTGGGGTTCAGTTTTCCAGCTTTGACTTCGTGGCATTCGAGCGTGGAGTCGATGGCCAACACGAGAAAGTCTGGAGTGTAGCGGGTATCGTCTGCGAGCTTGAGAGTTATGCCCTCGTACCAGTAATCGAGGATCTGCCCGGACACTTTGAGGCCCCACAGATAGGCATCGTAAGCGGCTTCGGCCTTGTTTTGGCCTTTTTTCTTGCCGCGCTGGAAGCCTTTGGCGTACCGAGTGTGCCTCATAGCTCAGCTTCCTGAATCGCCTGAAGCGCCTGGACGCCCGGAACGGTGAATTGGATCATAACCCTGCCTCTTTCCGCCACATGGCTTGCAATTTGAGCTTGCCCGCCGCTCCGAGCGTGTCCCAGCACTCGCCTGACATCGTGATCTCAGCTAAATCGTGGGCCTCGAACAAGGAGTCCCAAAAGCCACCGTATTGCTTAATCCCGCAACAGTAAGCGGAGCGGCACTCAGCGCAACCAAGGCAGGTTGCGTACTCTTCCCATTCCGCTTCTTCGGCGTCATCCTCGTCCTCGCTGAGTTGGGCGTCGGTGCGTTGATATTGACTGCCAAGCTCAATACAGTCGGCGCATTCGAGGCAGCGGTAATCCGTCGCGGCAACGGCGATTATGGCGGTCCAGTCAACCCATATGTCGAGGCTGTCGGAATCTAAGCAGACATTGCAGCTCATAGTCCCGCCTCCTCAATCTGCGCCGCGATCTCGTCCGGCACGGTCCATGCCGCTTCACTAACCCGGAGCGCCGCTGCAACGCGCTGCTCTTGTGTACCCCGCAACGTCAACCGGCGGTCGTACTCGCATGACCACGTGAGGTAGGCTATGTATCGGTCGGAGTATGCTCGGCCTTTGCCCCAGATGGCATCCTCGATTCGCCGGATTGTGTTCCAGTCGGCGAGATTCGGCCATTCGCTTGCGCCAGTCCATGAGCCATCGGGGAACACGTAGGCAGGGCCAAACTTATTGTGATAGTAGGCGCGTGCCTCGTCAAATTCTGGCGGTATTGATTCCCAGCCCAGCAGCTTGGTCGCCAGGATCTCGGCGTCTGTCAACTGTTCGATATCGTCGAATAGTTCGTTCATGGCTTCACCTCTGGCTGCGTTGGCAATTGCCTCAACACGGCACTTTCAAGGGCTTCTGCGGCGGTATGGAAGGCGCACGCTCCGTCATCACATGACCACGAATATGCATCGAATTGCTGTAGCAGTGGCAGCTTCTCCAGCTCACGCAGTGCTGCGGCACCGGCGCGGAGGGCTGTAATCGAGATAACTTCAGAATCCCGGAATGATTGATCTGCGTCGGGAATCGGTTTGCAATGATCCCGATCCAGGCGGTCGGCAAGCTCGTCTAGTCTGTCAGCGTTGGTCATTTGTTTCCTTCCTTTACACTTTGTCGCCCGGTCTGATAGGCAAGACGGAGTGCAGTCTCTATGACACCTGGCGGCGTATAGCTCAATTGGTTGCCGTAAGCATCATGTACCGCGCACATCTTGGTGGAGTTGCCCAGTCGTATGAGCGAGTCCACCAACCACAACGGTTTAGGGCGGGCCATTTACTTTTCCTCCCTGGCTGCATCAATCGCGGCGCGGAAATCAGCGCCATCGAAGTCTCTCCCATTGCCGTGGATCGTGGTGCCGAACCATAGCGAGTTGTCGGCATTGCGGTAGATGGCCGCAATGATGGCTTCCGCGTGGTCCAGCCGTTCGCTGTCCTTCTGTGCGGCTGCTAGCGCAGCCTTCAGTGGGGCGATAGCGTCCCGGTGTATGTACTCGTGCCGGTGCCATTTGTCCAGCTCTCCCTCGTTGCACGGCATCACGGGCATCACTGCTATGGCGGCTTCGGTGATTGCGCCACCCATCGCATATAGCTTGTGTTTCGCCTCCCGGTACGCCTCCTGGTACGCCTTACGCCAGATCTCGGATGCCCTCCATTTACACTGCCACGCGTCACTTATTTGCCAGGCGGCGGCTAGCTCGGAGTCAGTTGACTTGTCCATGAGTATTGTCCTTTCTTCGCTGCACTCTTGTTTTGTGACCACCAGTCCATCGCCCCTCTACTCCAGGCTTCCCCTCGGGGATGAGGGTAGGTACGAAGCCCCACCGGGCAAGTGACGAAAGTTGGACGACGCTGGTGGCCCCGTCGCAAGGATGGTCCGGTGTGCAGGAAGGGTCTAGGTGGTTGTTGGATCGTCGGGCGTGGTTGCGGTGTCAACTGGCTCGACGGGCGGGATATCGGGGATCAGGTCAACTGGCCCGACGGGCGGCATACCGGGGATCAGGTCAACTGGCCCGACGGGCGGGATATCGGGGATCAGGTCAACGCGCGACACGTCGCTGAGGATGCTATTGAATTTCGCCTCCAGCGCGTCCATGTCCGATTGCGTAATCTGCTCGCCCTCATTGAGTCGTGTCCTTAAATAGTCGAAGTCAATGTGCACTCGGTTTTGCATCATCGCAAGAGCGGATTTGAGCTGATCTAGTTTTTGGTTAATTACTGACGCTTGGTCTTTGGTTAGTTTCATGAGTCTTTCTTGTCTTTCATTTACTTGGGTGAGCATGGTGAGGATGCGGCGCAGCTCGTCGCTGGGCTCGCACCCGGAATCGAACAGGAGGTTGATGGTCTGCATGGCGGCTACTCCTGGGGGTCGGCGGCGGTATCGGCGCACCACGCAACGAAGATGGCGTAGGCAACGATGCCAGCGATCAGGATGGCAGCAGAGTAGGCCGCGTAGAGGAGGATGGCGTCGCGGATCATTGGGTGCTCATGACCTCCTCACTTTCGTTGATCAGTTCGCGCTTTTCGCGACGGACACGCATGAGGCTATTGAGCGTGTCACGCATAGCCTGCACCTGACTCTGCAAACCACTGTTTAGCATCCGGTAGCTATACTCTGCCTCCTGGTGGTTTTGGTATCTCATGCCCTGAGATTGCGTGTACAGAGCCTTCAACTCGGCCGTGAGTTGACGTGCCTCGCGCTCGTTCATGGGTTCTGATCGTTTCACTGCCGAAAACTCTTCTTGCAGTTCTTGCATACGAGCTTCTAACCGTTGCAGCGTCACCATCGGCGGCGTGGTCATGGCAAGGATTTGTTCTTTGTGGTTGAGTTCCATCAATTTGAGATTCACCTGCGCCTGAGCAACAGATCTTTCAAGCATTGCTATTTGAGCATTGACAGGGCTCACCTCATACAGGAGCACACCGTCACGATCTACCACCGTCATCGCCGCCGATTGGCTCAAGGTGATTTGTCTGTTGCCGCCAGCAATGTTGTTCACGAAAGCTACCTTGGACAGTAAAATTGTGACGACTCCTTGCGGCGCCGTACCCGCGGGGAACATCCTGCGCGGCAAGTCGGCTTTGGCTATGACACACTCCGAATTGCAAGACACTATCGCGTTGTTTAGCACCTCCACCGTGGGTTTCGGTGGTGTGCTAGTCGTGGGTGTGGTGAAGTAGATATACGCCTCATCGTTGACCAGCGCATCCAAAGGATTGGTAAACGTGACATCCACCGGTTTTGTATACCTCAGCACGCTGATCGGATCAGGCATCGACGACTGAATGGCGAAATTGATAAAGCAAGGCGTGGTTTCTGACCAGTTCGCGCCAATGCGAATAGTCGTAGGACTGGTTCGCGTGATGACGGGTCCCGGACACCATTCCATGTGTGCGACCGTCGCGGGTGGCTGCACAAGCGGCCTGATAAGAGGAGCGAGCGACAAGGCTAGTTTTTCAAGATCAACATCGAGAGTGGCCACACCGTTTACGTTGGTTACCTTGAGGTTGACCCCCTTAGCCAGGCATGTCGGGTACGACACTTGACCAAGCATGACGAAATAAACCTGTCCTGACGCTTGAGGGCCGCATCGCGTGGTTACGTAGTTGATTGGCGGCGCTGTCTGTGCTTGAGCTACCCCTGCCATGATTAGCAAGAGTGAGATCCGAAAAGCGGGGGTTTTGGGGGTGCGGCGGTTGCTCATAGTCCCGCCTCCTCAAGTTGCGCCGCGATTTCATCCGGCACGGTCCAAAAGGATAGGGCACCTTTGCAAGGGATCGGCTGTTGCACGAGTTTGGCATCCTTGAGGACAAATCCGTAAGTGCCAAAAAACCAAGGCGAGTCGGAAGCCGTGACACAATCGACAATATCCACCGTACCGAGAATGGAGCCAAGTGGCATCCGCTGGACGCGCTCACGAAGCACGGAAAGCTGAATGTTGGGGTGTCGGTGGTTGCAGATTGCAAAGGCTGCGTCTACCTCGGAATCTGTCAGCCGTGCGCTGGCGTGGATCGCCACGCGCCCGCGAAATCGCGTTGGCCAATTGCGGTTCTCGATGTCCTTTTCGCCGAGTGCTATGAAGCTCGCCCACGGCTGGCGAATTGTTAGCGCCTTCATAGCCCTGCCTCCTCAATCACCCGGAGCGCCGCTGCCACGCACTGCTCTTGTGTAGCCCGCAACGTCAACCGGCGGTCGTACTCGCATGACCATGTGAGGTAGGTGATGTACGAATCAAATACGGCCAGCCCCTTGACCCAAAGAGCATCCTCGATCCGCCTGATTGTGTTCCAGTCGGCGAGATCCGGCCATTCGTAGGCCCCATCCCATACGCCATCGTTGGGGTACACTTCGGCAGCGCCAAACTCATCGTGGTAGTAGGAGCGTACCTCGTCATCCTGTGGCGGTATTGGAGACCAGCCCAGCAGTTTGGTCGCCAGTATCTCGGCGTCTGTCAACTGTTCGATATTGTCGAATGGTTCGTTCATGGCTTCACCTCTGGCGTCCTTCTTTCGTGTTGTTCGCCCACCGGGGCGAAGTTCCGGGCGATGTGGCACGCGGCCCGCAATCTGCGAACTAAAAATTCTTCAAGTGCATTCATGCTTGGGGCATAGAAGTCGGCCATTTTAACCATCAAATCAGCCTCGCGGGGCATACCTACCACTGCGGTTTGCTTGCCAGCGCCCACCGCAAATCCAAACTCAAGTGATGCGCTCACGCCGGCCGGAAACACAAGAATGCAAATGTCACATTCTTTGAGGGCATCCATGTCGCTATGGAAGCCTTCGACCGCGCGGGGATGGCGTAAGGCTTCCAGGTATTGTTGGAGTGTCCATTCTTTGTAGTTAACGCCAGGATATGCAGTCGCTTTCCAGGAGAACGGCTCGCCATTTGGTGGCGACTTAAAATCGTAAGTGTCGATCCCAAGACCTCGGCATAGGCTCACCACCTTGCCCTGCTCTTCATTGCTCCAGCTAGACGCAATATATGCTTTCATGATTGTCCTTTTCGTTAGTTTTTAGCGGCTTCGACCGCCCACCTGCCGTTGCATCTGCTCAACCTCGCGTTCGGTCAGGCGATCTCGTCTAACCTGTCTGCGTGGTTCATTTGGTTTCTTCCTTTACTGACTCAATTGCAACCTTCAAATCATCCACGCATTCTTGGCGTATCCGTTGGTGCAGCGCCGATCTCCATACTGTGTTGTAGTGCGCATTAGACCAGATAGCGATAGCGTGGTTCAGCCGTTCGGTGTCCTTCTTGGCGGCGGCTAGCTCGGCCTCAAGAGTGGTAATACGTGCCGCCATTCGCTCCACGGCTTCTTGAGTGCTGTGGGAGTCTGTGCGGCCTATAGCTTGGTGACAGATGGCGTGGATCGCTTCGTCCATCTTCCTGTCGCAGTCGAGATCTTGCTCCAGTGCGCGGGCTTTCTTCCGTTCGTCGCGGAGTTGCAATAGCAGCGTGTGAACTAATCGCTCTGGGTCGTGTTGCTCAAGGTCATTGACGCAGCTGATGGCGTCGGCAATGCGGGTCAACATTGCCCGCTCGTCGCGGAGATCGATGGCTAGCAAATCCTGCATGGATAGCCGCCATCCTTGTTCCTGCGTGTCGTAAGGGCCGACCGTTGCCAGCAGTTGATTGAGTTGGGTGGTGTTGATTCTCATTGGGTCTCCTTGATCTGGCGTAGGTTTCGTAAGTGTCTTAACTCAGTCTCCAGCCCGGACGCTTCCCCGCTTGATTTGTCGTCTCGAATTTCCTCTTGTGCGTTATCGTCTAGCGTTTGCAGGTGCTTTTCGTACTCGGCCAGCCGGGCCGCTTGTTCTGCGTTAGTCCAGTTCCTGCTTTCAATCTCATCAATGACCGGGCATTTCGGCATGTCGATACCGAGTAACTTACATGCCCGCAGTAGCGCAACCATGTAAGAGTTGTCATCTGGCGAGAGACTGATAATTTGCAGCAGTAAGTCTTTGGCTTCTGCGTTGCTCCGCACTTGCGCTTCCACGAGACGGGTATAGTTAATCAAACTGTCGTATACGTTGCGGCCAAGAATCGCAAAATCACGGCGATCAGCATGGTCCATGAAGGTGTGGAACCGGGACAGGACGTCATTGAGAACTACATGCGCCTCTGCGTTGCTCCGCGCTTGCTGTTCGGCGGCGGTGACTGGGAGGGCTAGGGCGTTTTCAGCCAAGAAATGATCTGCTGTGATTTCAGCTTGGTCTCTGTCGGTGACGGGACGCTCATACCGGTACATACCGATATAGCAACTGGCCTCTTCCAGTGCCTCCCGCATCACCCGCACCTGCTCGGCCAGGCCGCAGTTCTCAACCTCCAACCTCTCTACGGTTTGTCGCATCCTCTCGGAGTCTTCGTGGGATTCAATCGTGCTGTGCATAGTTAATCTCCTTTGCTCGCTCGGCTGTCTGCGGTGCTAATCAACGACCTGATCTCGTTACCTAAAACCGATTCGCGCCCTTCGCCGACATCGAAATAACTAGCTACTTCTTCAATGGCTTTACGGCGGATCTCGGTATCTCTGGCGGCTAGAAGGGCAGCGGGATACGCTTGTAAAATCTTTGATAGCCCGCTGAGCTGATAAACAATCGAACGGCTCCCGCCGCAAACGAAAGCATGGTGCCGGTCGATTGCGGCGATCGTGGCAGCCATCGCATCGCGTTCGTGCCGCGCTCGCTTCAGTTGTGCCTCCATTTCGTCCTTCCTCATTCGCCACGCTCCGGCCAGGAATACTGGTGCGGGTCTGTGCCGTAGCCGGAAGGTTCACGATAGTAGGCGGCGCCACCATTAAGGACTGTTAAAGCCAGCCTCGGGTAGATCCGATCAACGAAGGCGGGACTGAATAATTGGTTTTCGTAGTGATACAGCACCACCGCACCTATATACGGCTTAGCTGGCTCGGCGGGCTGCGGGGCCTTTGCTTCGAGGGCGTCCTTGACGGCTTGAGCCGCGCGCCGCCAGCGATTCCTGTCTTGTTCCGCCAGGTCAATCCAGTAAGTACGCGGGCGGACACCTTTCACCATCGCGTCAAACGCGATCTTGGCTAGATCTATTTCTATTTGTTCGCACATATTGCTCCTTTCTAATCTGGGTAGTCCGTCATCGCAAACAGCGATGCTTGCGGGGCCTGAGGTTTCTCTGCTTCCTTCTTCGGCTCCGGCTGCACAATAGGCTTTGCCGTGCGAAAGGCGCGTCGGTCCGGGCAGGTCCCGAAGTGGAGCAACCCATCGCTGTAGTTGTACGGGCGCTTGATTTCGTGACCTTGCGAGTCCGCGAAAGAGCACCACAGGATCTCTGCATCGCACGCCCTGCATGTACCCTTGCCGGTCGATTGCCGTCGCCAGTCCTCGCGGGATGTGTCGAGACACGATGGGGCTGGCATCAGTACCTGCCCTTTGCTATGGCCTTGACCGCAAACGCCACAACCACGCCGCAAACCAACAGCGTCAGCGCGTACTGCACGACGATGAGTATCGCGTCAGTCATGTTTCACCTCGATATTTACCTTGCGGATTCCGTGATACCAAAGAAGCCAGACAGCCACGGCGATGATGACTAGCGCGGCGAATTCGTAGTCTTCGCGGGTCAACTGCATATTCGTGTTCATGGTTGATTTCCTTTTAAAATGGAACGTCTTCGTCGCTCGGGATCCAATTCTCTGTCGGTGGCGGACCTACTTCAACCGGGGTTGATGCTTTGGCGCGTTCAACGCGAGGAGTGGCCTGAATTGGTGCGTCCTTTAGCGCCTTGCCAAATAGAGCATCCAGCTTGCGGGCCTTTGCCTGGTCAATTGGCTTAATCTCTGAAGCGCCGCCTGCCGCAATGTTCCACTTCTCGCGTTGACTGCCTTGAAAGGATTCGTGTTTGCAATAGAATGTCGCCATGCAGCCAATCAGCGGGAACGCATTCGGTGCGGACTGGTCCAGTTCCCTGAAATTGTCGCGGTCGTAGCCGAGGGCCCTCAATTCCTTCGTGGCGAAGTCAATAGTCTTCTCCGTCAAGTAGCGGTAGGCGGTTCGGTCATATTGCCGATCAACTTCTTCTGTCTCTCCATCGCCGAATCTTTTGACGGTGAAACGGATCGCAAATCCTGGGGTTCCGCCACTGGATTCCGTGAGTTTCGCTTCTTTGATTTCCCCAATGTAGAGGCCTTCCGCGTAAGTGATGAGCATTACTGGGACACCTCTGGCTTTCTGGTTGATATGGCGAGTTTGAACGCCTGGAATGCTTCATCGGGACTATTGCCAAGGTCGATTTCAGGCGCCAGCCCATTTCGGTTCTTGGCATCCCAAGCGGCGCGTCTCTCCGTATAGAGGATGCGAGACTGAGCAGCCATTGAAGCTTTGCTCTTTTTCGCGTTCTCGTCGCGCACAACCGTCTCAAAGTTGCCGAAGAGCACAGCGTCTGCCCACTTGTGAGTTAGCCCCCATGTCTTTTCGTGCATGTCCGCGGTGTAGCGGTCATAGTCAGGCCCTTCCGGGTTCTTGAACGGCTTCACCTTGGTATGGCAGAGCGCGAAGATAATCATCTTCTTTTGTGCCCGGATGTCATCAAGCAGGTTGAGCATTTCCCGCCACGAACCAAGACTGACTTCGTAGCCGCGCATGTAGGAGGTAAAGCCTTTATCTCCCCACTCTCCGCCATACTCGGTCGCGCAAACGTGCTCGTGATTCAGCCGCTCGAATCCGTTCAGCGCATCGAGCACAAGCGTCTTGTGTGAGTGCTCTTGATCCCGTAGCGCCTTCAGCTGCTCGATGAATGTCAGCCAGTCCTGTGTCTCTTCAAACCGCGGGATATCGGTCGGCAACAGACCGGAACCGATGAGCGTCAGCAACCCGGTTTCCCCCTTCGACATGAGGAAGATCGGTTTTGGCATCTTTGCGGCAAGGGACGTTTTCCCAAATCCTTCGACCGCATGGAGGACGTAGCGATTCGGCAATGAATCCCCACTGGTCTTGACCGCTTCTGAAAGCAGTACTTTAGGTGGTAGCGTGCCCAACCTCGTTGGCCGGACCGCGTTCGGTGTACTCATAAACTGGTTTCTCCTGTTGATTTCAAAGCGCCCCACCATGCCGCTTGTGCGTGGTGCCAGAGGGTGCCGAAGATCAGCGCTTCTTTGTCTTCGTCCTCGTTGCGTTCAATGCCAAGTTCGTATTCGTAGTAGTGCTTCCGGCGGCACGTCTGAAAGCAGCGGATGCGGCTGTTGGTCAGAACATCCCGTCCAGCGCCTTGCCCAAAGATTGGAAGTTCGTTATGGACCCATTCTTTTTTGCGCCACTTGTCGCTATCTGGTTCATCGTGGCCAGAGCAAATATTGAGGAACCTGCAAGGCGAGCCGTAGAGCATACAGGCTCCGCTATTCCGCATCCATCGCTTATTGCGACGGGCCGCTAAGATCTCTTGCGAGTGCTCCCAGAGCTCCTGGGCATACTCACCCAGTTCGCTGTCTAGCCGAGGGACGCGCCGCCTCTGGAAGTAGCGGCTTGGGCGCTCGTCGGTGCAATCCTGCGCGAGTCGGTATTCGTACAATTCAGGGCTTTCCCGCTTGAGTCTCAGCGCGTGGTCCACCTGCTCTTGCGTGAGCGTGAATCCGAAGTACTGCCCGGTCAGTGCAATCTCGGTTTGCTCTTTCTTGGAGATTTCTCGCGGTGAAATTCCCGGTTTCTTTACGACATCCCAAAGGGCATATTCCACGCGGCGACCGTTCAGGAATTCCATCAACAGGTAGTGGCTTGCCTGGCCCTCAATAACCAGCTGCTTCCAATAGGACGACATTGGATCTTCAATGTCATCGCTCGTGGTTTTGTGGTCCATTATTACCAGATGGTCTTGAGCGTTGAGGAGTCGGCTATCAATTACGCCGGCGGTCACGAAAGATCGGCTGGTGCGCTGCGAATCGGGGTTATACAGGTCTGACTTAGCGACGCTTTCGATGTCCAGCACTTGCATATGCGGCCCATCGCCGTAGATCGCCTCGTAACCTCTCATCAATCCGCGCAACTTGGCGGCGATGACCGGATCAGCGCAGCGTGCATTTATTGCCGCAAAGGATCTGCCTAGCCTTGTTGGGGCGTCAACAAGTGGCTCAGTCACCATATCGACGGTGGCGGGTGTGTTCTGTGCTTCGTCTGCGAACTCGCTCATTTGATCGGTAGTGATCGGCATCAGTTCACCGCCGAGTTCTGATGCTTGCGGATGGATTGCCTCTCCTCAACGCTCGCCCGTATCACGCTCTGCGCGTGGCTGTGAATGCCTTCGCAGTAGCAGCGCTCGATCAATGCCGTGAACAACGAGTGCGGCTCGCATCCGAGCACCAGCAGCACCTGTATTTCGTGGGCAAGCTCTTCCGGGGTCAGTCCGTTGATCTTCATCGCGCCGCCCCTTCCATGCGCACCATACGCCGCGTTTCATACGGCTTGCGCTTTGGCTCATACGGTGGCAGTGTGCATCGGTCGCCCTTGTACGTGTACGACACTGCGTCTTGGATGCCGACTTTAGATCCGTAGCCCTGATTGCGAATCTCAGTAGCTAATGCCTCAGCACCGTCCTTGCTGCCGATACGCTCGTACGTGCCTGGGCACATCATTTCAGCCACAAGCTTCCAGTCGATTGGCTTAGGCATTGGCGGCCGCTTTCGGGACGGGCAGCCATCCAGTGAAACACCTGAATGATATAAAGTTGCCCGGGAAAGTTTCGATTGCTGGTCCCCAGTCAGGAATATCCGACCACCGCCCAATCTCACATCCTGCCCATCCGCCCCCATACAGCAAAACCAATCCGTTGGCCTTTGACAGCTCGACCATCGGTCTGAGTTTTTGCGGAGCGGAGTAATCCGGCGCTGGCATCCGGCCAATGATCCGGTCGCGTTCGGTCTTGCTGATGGAGTACACCTCATCATTCGACAGGTAGGCGAGGAAGCGATCAGGCTCGCCGGCACAGGGCCTAATCAGATCAATACGGGAAACATGGCGATGAGCGTCCGGCCCATCGTTGAGCGTCGCAAACCAGTTGCGATTCATGCAGCGCCCCGCATAGAATCCTTGACAGCCTTAGCCGCCTTCTCCGCGCCCGCATTTACTTCCGCGACGTGATCGGCGAGGCAGATGCAACACAGCCTCCACAGCATCCCGCCGAAGCGAGTGTAGCCCATACAGTCCGAGCACGCCCGCTGCTTGCATTTTTCGCACTCAGTACATTGGTCGCACACCTGGTTGTCGCACTCGTAGCCTTCCAGGCTGGCGCAAGCGCATGCTTGAGCCCTGAAGCCTTCGTCTTTGCCGTGGTGGTGAGCTGTTTTGCAGTGCGGGCACTCGCCGCTTTTGTCCTTGGGGTTAGGCTCTGGAGGGTATCGCCATGCGGAATATTCGAGAACAAGCATAAATGCACCTTTTTAGCGCACCGGTAGTACACAACGCGGCTGGATGGTGCAGGCTCCAGATCGCTAGTCCTCAGTCGAGGGGAAAAAACCGTGCCAACTATGGATGCAACCGTCGGCACGGGAAGAAACGTCTTCACAAAGCTAATCCCGCCGCCATGCGGGAAATCTGTCTAGTACAGATCGCTGGGTGCTCTGTCGTGCGGACATCCTGCGATCAGAATGCCCAGAGCACCCAGCGGCGTCCACTAGGGTAGATTCGCCATCATGAATGCTAAGGCCACTCCAACAGCAATCGCGGTGGCTCCCATTGCCATTCGGTCAATCCGCCGTTGAACCTTCATCGCCGCGTTAAGGCGCATCAACAGGAACATCCTCTGATCGAAGTTCATGCCGCCCGCCTTTCCCGGCCAGTGTTCACGCACCGCAGACGCTTCAGATCAGCCTCCAGTCGCGGATAATCAATGTAGCTGTACAGCATCCCACTTACAGCCAGATAGCCCACCTTGGTTCGCGTCACGATTTTTGGGATCGAATGCCGCAGCCGCTCCCGCTCCAGAACCGCGCGAGTCTTTTCCCGTGCATCTACAGCAAGTTGCCGCTGCATCGCTTGCTCAATCGTGGCGTCGGATTCACGATCAATGCTTATGACCTTAGACATGTGTATTCCCCTCCTTGATATCTGCTTCAATGTCTGCCCGGTCGAGCCATTGCTCAAGTGCCGAACGGACGATTTCTTGTTTTGTGGTTCGCAACCGGGCGACCTTGATTTCGAGCCGCACGTTCAATTCGACCGGGACGCGAAAGTTCAGGGCGCAAAGCTCCTGCGATACACTGCTTGCTTGGTTGTTTGATTGACTCATTGGTTAGATATTAAACGCAAATGTGCATTTGCGCAATAGCCAAATGCGCATTTCAAAAAAGAAAGTTTGCAAATGCCTGAAAATGAACTATCTCGGCAATCGGTCAAAATCCCCTTGGATCTCGTCGCTGAGGCGTCCCCGTATATGAAGCGCAGGGGTTACAAATTCCAAGGGTTGCTGCTTGAACTCTTTGCCGATTGGCTTGAGAGTCAAAAGCCTTAGCAGATCAGGACAGAGCCGACTATGGCTGTTCTTTGTATGCCCATAGTGATCGTTTGGAGGGTCGCGTGGGTTTCTTGGCCCTATCGAAGCACTGAACCGCAAATAGCGAAGCCCCCACGCCGTAGCGTAGGGGCCTGAGGTTCGCGGGACCGTACGTTCCAGTCGGTTCCACTGTAGCCGACATCACGTTCAGCAAAGAGAATGTAGATCTGAATGACTATCAGTTGCGGCCATTACTGACCGCCCCGTTTCGGCTTCTTGATCTTCTCTTCTTTCGGCGATTCCTGTGCTTTCGGTGGTGCCAGGTCCAGAAGGTTCACTTCCGCCTGAACGTCTTTACATAAGACCTTCACCCCGTCGATTGGGCTTCTCACCCATTTTGGATACTCCATGGATTCCTTCTTTCTGTAAAAAGGGCCTCCACCAAAGCAGAGGCCCTTTTGTGATTGCGTGGTGGGTTAGTAGGTGGGGAAGAACGGCTTGGTCGCCGCCGGATCATAGCCATAACAGAGCAGCTGCGAAACTACCCCGGTGGATGCAATGGCGATGTTCGTGGCGTTGGTTGTGGTGAATGCTCCATCAGGGATGATGCAGAATCCGCCGCCAGTGTAGCCGATTGGGATGACGAAGCCAGTGATCGCCGCCGTGCCTGTGACGTGAAAGAGAGGACCGCTAGGCGTGATGGTGCCAGCCGCGGACGCTACGGCCACAGTGGGAGACTTCGGGTTAGAGTTGCCGAATCCTGGGACCCATCCACCGGTGACGCTGGAGCATAGCCACTGCTCACCCGTCGTGGTGTTGATCCACGGCGCATAGCCAGTAGCCGACCCGGTACAGGAGCCGTAAGGGTTGTGACTCTTGAATGCCGACGCGACCGGCGCAATAACAACGAGAGAGCCGGTAACGTGATCCCGCTGGAAGCCGCCGCCCCTATTCACCTTGAGCGTGGTGCCAGAGACAGAGCGAACGGTAACCAGTTCCCCCAGCACATGGCCTTTGTCAATGATGTACAGGTTGATGTTGGCTGAGATCCCGGTTGCCGATACGACCGTGAAAGTATCGGTCGTGCTGGTGACAGCCGCCGAAAGCGTGGTTTGGGTTAGCGCCGTCTGTGCCTGTGCCCCGATCAAGGGCACAAGCATCAAAGCGACGATTGCAAAAAGATTCTTAAAATTGGTCATGGGTGATTCCTGTTCTGTTTCTTTCTCTATGCCTAGGTGCTGGACATGATGCGAACAGCGCAATTGTCCGGGTACAGGTTGCCGAAACCAAGCAACACGTCAAAGCGGTTGACCATCTTCGATTGGATTGCATCGAACTGACGGATGAATCGGATGCTCAATCCAGTCTTTGGATCGCGAGCCTGCGACTTGAGTTCGACCGCCGTGGGCAGTTCGAGCTTCACACCGACAAGGGCGAATGCGTCCTTGTGGATGGCAAGGCCCTGAACTCCGGTTTTGGCATTGGGCGAGGTGGTGCCAGGCATCAGCGTCAAATCCGCGCCGGTTGCAGGCAAAGCATCGACGTTCTGATACTGGCTGCCGGGTCCAACGATGGCAGGCAGGAAGTTGATCGTCGCGGCGCTGGCCGCTGAAATCACGTCCTGCGTGATGACGAACTGCTTCAGCGATCCGGTGGATCGGCGCGTCTTGGGGTTTACGTTGTTGACGCCAGCGATGGTGAACACGTCACCACGCTTAAAGGTGTCGTTCGTGGTGGCCGTCAGGATCTGGGAGCTTCCACCCGTCCCGCCCGTGGTTACTTCCACCGTGCCCGCCCAGGTGCCAGATGTATGGTTGTACAGCGACATCGAGGAGTACCAGTCAAAGCCACGGGCGCGGCCCATCGAGCCTTCCTTGTACTGCCGGGAAATTTCCGAAGTGGGATTGAAGATCGTGGTTGAGCCGTTGACGATGCCGCTTTCGGTGCCAGGCGAGACGATCATGCGAAGATCGCCGGGAGGGCAAGCATTCTCCATGAGTCGTTGCCGTGCGGACTGGGCGATATCGGTGTTGGTGGGATTGGTGCCGAGGATGCCAACGATGTTGTTGGTGTTGTAATAGGCCCATGATGCCGCGCGCGAGTCGATTTCCTGAGCGAGCTGGCACATGGCCGGTTCGATGTATTCCTTGCGGATCATCTCTTGGCCGCGTTCGAGCTTCAATGCTTCTTCCGCCGAATCCCACTCGAAGTCGATGCCGAAGATCTGATCACACGCGACGGTGGTGTAGTTGCGGTCGAGGGCTTGCGGAGTGTATCCGAGACCTTCGCGGATTGTGAAGCGCTGAGGATTCTTCACCCGCACGCTTTCGCCCACGGCGAACTGCTTGGTGAACTCTTTGTTGTAGTCGGTGTTGAAGGTTTCCGCTACCACGAGTTGATTGGACAGGATGCGAAGAGATTCCATCGCTAGCCAGTCAACGTTTAGAAATGTATTTGCCACTGATTACCCTTGTTTTCTGAGCGCGATTTCTTTCGCGTCGGTTAAATGTTTGTAAGTTGCGAAGTCGCCCGCGTCGATTGCCGCCTTGATCGGGTCCGCTACCGCTGTTGCGTTCCCGGCCAGTTCCCGCGCCGGCGGTCCTGCATTGGTGACCAGCTTCGGCTTGAAGAGCCCATCAACTGGATTCTTCTTCGGATCTTGCGGCTTCTCGATTTGAATTTCGAGCTTCGCTATTTCTTTTGCGAGCTTCAGCGGAGGCATTCCCGCCAGCTCTGATGCAAGTTCTGCGTTTTTCCCCAGGTGGTAAAGCAGTTCCGGCCCGACATCGGACTCACGGATCAAGTAGGCCATCTCATCGGTAACTCTGATGTCTTTCGAGTAGGCAACGTCCTTGAAGTCCGCCGCGCCCTGCTCAAATGCCTTTACCCGTTTGTCCCAGGTGTCACGGATCTCAGCCGACTTGCGTTCCGATTCAGCCTTGGCCAGTTTCTCGGCATCTTCAGCCCTTGCCTTCGATAGCGCGGCCTGAACCTTGAAATCGGCTAAATCTTCGGCGAACCCGTCGCGGGCTTCCTCGTACTGCTCAAACGTTTCAAAGTTCTCGAGCCGTGGACGGGCAGGCGGTTCCTGTGCCTTTGCTTCCTGTTTGGGAGGGGCTTTGGCGGACTTCTCAGCTTCCAGTTCCGCTCTCAATTGCTTCCGTTGATTCAGCAGGTCCTGAATGTCATCGGCTAATTGAGCTTTGCGGGTGTCCGCGCTCTTTGCCTTTGGGGTTGTTCCGGTTCCCGATTCCGGCTTCGTGGATGCGTCTTGCGTATCCTCTACGGGTTCATCTTTTGCGGTTGTCGATTCCGCTGGTTTCGACTCTGGGAGTTTTCCGCTGAGGAAATATGCGTCCCTCTGCGTCTCACTCCATTGCTCCATCGGGAGCGGTTCAGCTTCTACAACTTCTGCTACTGCGGGTGACGATTCCGCAACTATGTTGGCGTCTGTTGACATGATAAGCCCTTCTTATATGGAAGTAAATAGAAAAGTGTTTTGGCTACTGTTGAGTTTCAGTAGCCGCTTGCTGTTGAGCTTCCGCCTCAGCCACGCGGGCTTCCGCCGCCATAGACTGTTGGTGGACTTGGGTTGCGTCCTGCTGCGCTTGCGCGTTCAGAACATCAATCTTTTTGTGGAGCGAATGGATGCCGATATCGACAACCTTCATGCCCTGCACCGAGTCAATTTTCATTTGCTCGATCTGCATCTTGGTCACGTTGTCTTCGGCTGCGATGCGTTCCCGGCTCTGCGTCTCCATCAGAGTTTTCTCGCGCTCATCCTTGAGCTGCTTGTTCTCCGATTCAACGGCCTCGGCATAGGCATTCATCGCCTTGAGCGCCTGTTGCATCTTCTGCATTTGCGCCATCACTTCCGGCGGGATGTCCTCGGGGTTTGCTTCTGGTGGGTGTATTGCTTCTGAGATCTGATCCCCAAGCGGCCCCAGCCTCAGCATCTTGATCCCGAGCGATACGACTTTAGCCGCCGCGCTGTCCGGTGCCTGTAATGCCATGCCCATCACCTGCGGGTTCTGAACGAACGATTCAGTGAACTTCTGAGCCTCTTCGCGCTGGCTGTCGAAGCTGGGTCCGGTTGAGATCGTGACGCCGTGCTCCCCTTCTCCCAGTCCGTCGATCTGCTGCACTTCGTAGGTTTCGTCCTCTTTGCGCATCCCGACTTCGCGCGGAGTGTCGTAGACCTTATCGAGCAGCCCGTTCATGATCGTCCCCATGCGCTGGAGGAACCGGTCATAGTTGTCGATGAAGTGGTAAGACCCGCGAGACTGTTGAGATTCGATGCGCTCTAAAGCCACGCCGCTTTTCTGGTTCTGACGCTGTGCCGCCGTCGGCAGAGAGCTGAGCCCCATTGCGGCTTGGATGGCCCGCCGCGCGCCTTCCGCTCCGACTTCAAGCGCTTGGATGGCTGGCTCATAAGTGGTGCGCTGTGGCAGCGGTAGAATAGCCGTACCGGTCGCTTCCGTGGTTGCCTTCACCTGGAGGTAAGGAATCGGTGCGCGGTTGACATTCTCCCAGTCGGCCTCATGATTCTCAAACTGGCCTTCGTACCCGATGTATGGTGTTTTCGGCGTCTGTCCGATGATCTCCGCTTCCGTCGAACGGTAGTAGCAATACAACATGTACGGATCACGCGCCAGTCGAACCAGCGACAAGAGCATTCGTTTCGAGCCGGAGCCGGAATCGACGAACAACTCCTTGCCCCAGCAAGGCGCGTAAGGGATGCAATCGCCATCCCAAGGAATCTCGTCCAGGATCTCAACGCCGCTAACGATGTACTGGACAACGCCAGGCGTCTCGCTGGTGCGCTTGTTGATGACTCGCGCCACCGCAACGGGGAGGCCGTCAGCCCCCCCCGCAACCAGATCACCCCCTTTCACTTCTAAGCCTCGGTCCTTCAACTCATCTGAGAACATCTGGAGCCGTTCGCCTTGCTCGTTCTCAAACATGTAAAGTGTTCGTTTCTTGTTGTGGACGCACCAGTAGCTCGCCACCTGAACATCATCAGCGCCAATCCATTTCGGCGCGGCGGTAATGTGTTCCGATGAGAACTCCTGAATTGCGGCATCGGGATACATGGCTTTGAAGTCTTCCTTCCTCATGCGGTCGATCTCAAACAGCCATTTCATGTCGGAGCAATCGGCTTCTTTGGCCTGCGGATCGCTCAAGATTGAATCAGGGTTTGCAACGCGGGAAACCTTCAGTTCCTGGTCGAAACTCTCAGGTGAGACGTAGCGCTTAGCGACCTTTGCCCATCCGTAGGAGCGCTGTACGGCGTCCTCGAATGCTCGAGTGTAGGCCGATTGGGCATTGGACTCATACTCGATGTTCCGCATGAGATTCCCCCTCAACTCGGCGCTCTTGTCGTCCGATCCGCTGCCCTTGGGAACTACCGCGACGGCCCGCTTATTCATGCGGACATCGTTGATCGCCGCGTTGCAGAACTGCCCCAACTCATCGAAGGTCAAGCATGGGCGCTTCTGGCCTTCCGTCTCGCGCATCTTCCGCTCTTTCGGGTCCCATGGATCGCCGGAGATATAGCGCATGTCGATCTGGCCTTGCTCGCGAATGTCCGCCCAGTATTCGAGCGCGTAGTCGAAGTTCTCGCGGATCTCTTTGAGCAGTTTGTCTTGGTTCATTTTGATTTCCTTGAGCACTTTCGGCAGACGAAGCGTTCGCCGGCGCGGGATGTCCAGCCGTGGCCTTTAGCGCTGATCGCCGCGGCCTGTGGCGTCTGGCCCGAGAATCGTTCTTGCCTGGTGCAGACGCAGCAAGTCAGCGTCAAATGCTGGTGAGCAATGATGTCGTTTGCCCGTTCGAGCAGAGTCTTCATAGTGGGGTTAGAATTGAGGGATGGGCAGACGCTTATGGCACGTCTTTTGTGGGTTGTGGATCGTCGGGACGTCGGCGCTGTTTGGCCTGGTTAACCCGCGCTCGTCCGAAGAGATTTACTGGATGTGGTTCGGAATCTCGCCTATTTTGCTTGGCTGGCTTGTTCGCCCTGTGTGGCGATACGTGCGGTTTGGAGAGATCCCAGCAACTCTGGCTCTTTTTCTACGGCGGCACTGAGCCGCTTGAGGTAGACGGACTGAATCTTCGGCTTGTCGGCATACCTCAAGGTGTTTTCGACGAGGCGAGCATTCCCCGGTTTGAACAGGAATTTGGCGATTGCGTTGGCGCTGCCAGCAGCAGCCCCAGCACCTACAAGGCCCAGCGAAGCCCCTGCGATTCCACCCTGAAGCAGAGTTCCGATGACGAGCCCGCCCGAGCCTAAAGCCTTGCCAGCGGTTGAAGCATACCCCGATCCAGACTTGTTGATGTTGCGAACCAACTGAGGCGCATTCTCAAAGAACGAATCGAGGTCTTTCGCTGCCTCGCCATACAGTTCAAGTTTGGTTCTCGGCCCGAGCCGCTTCCATGCGTTGCTGGCCGTGAGCATGTCAGCTTCCCCTGCTTCCCCGGTGAACTTGGACAATGCGCCTTCGAGGTAAGTGGCCCCGATTTCCCGAATAGCACCTGGCGCCCGCTTCTTTATTTCGAGCAATTTCAGGATGGACCGGTCGCCCTTGTTCGTGAGCCGCTCAAATGCGGTAACCGGGGAAGCGTCCTTCGGTAGAACTTCCTCAAGCGCTTCGAGCGTCCGGTGCTTCTCCTGTATCGCCTTTCGCCCCTTGTACAAACTGTCAACTGCCTTGGCCCCGCCTGCCTTCTCGATGGCTGACTGAAGCCCCTTCTCCAGCTCGTCGATAGAAGCGGAGGCGTATCGGCCCGACTTGGTTTCTGCGTACCCCTGGCTCTCTCGACGAAGAACGCCCTTGATCTCACTCAAATCGCGATCAACGTCGATGGCGCTGCGAACCGCATCCTTATCGTTCATGATCGCCTTGAGCCGCGCATACCCCGGAGAGCTTTCCTTCTGCGTGGTCGTGTAGTTGCGGTCCAACTCGTCGAACAATGGCCGGAGCTTTGATTTAATCGGCCCCATATCCACCGCCGCTGGTATGACTTTGGCGGGAGGCTTCGGAATCGGGACTTGCTTGGCTTCGGCGATCAGATCAGGATTCCCACCCGATTCATACAGCAACTGCTTCCGCGTCTGCCAGTACTCGCGTTCGAGCTTGTTACTCTTCTCAATCGCCGATACCTGCTTCTGGTATGTGGCATCTTGCGCCGACTGTGCGGCATTGGCGTCACGCTCCACCGCGTCATACACTGCGCTGTATCTCTTATCTGCGAACTCGCTGATATCGTCGCTACGGCCCTTGATCCGGTTCAATACTGCTTCGCCCGCCGCTGTCGTGTCCGATGCCCCGCCGCCCAAGCGGTCCACGAACTGAGCGCCTTTCGCCTGCACCTGCTGATTGCGTTTGGCGTAAAAGTTGGTTGCGATATCTGACGCACCAGGAGTCACCTCGGCCATGCGCTCCATCTTTTGAGCAAGCTTGCTGCCTGTGGCTTCTCCCCTTGTTACCGGGATGCCTTCTTTTGCGGCATAGTCCACGGCTTTCGCCATCGGCCCCTGTTTAAGTGTGCTTGTAGCCTGCTCAACTGGTGCGGCTTTCGTGGCTGCTGTAGCGCCTTTGGCCGCTCCTGCCTTGCGAAGTACCGCCGGTAGCCCGAGCATCGCCACATTACCCGCTACCGTACCCGCTGCCCCGGCATAATTCCCGGCCTTTATATCGCCTTCCACCGAATCAACGACAGGTCCCAATGCAGCGTCTACCGCCCGCGTAGGGATACTCAAGGCCCCGCCCATCATTTGGTCACGTGTCCCAATCTTGCGTGGGTTCTCCTGGAATCGTTTTTTGATGGCCGTGCCCATCTCATCAGCAACGCGCATCCCGCCTTTGTTCAATATCTCTTTGCCCATGTTGACGATGCCGCCAACGGTGGAATCATAGGCCCGTTCAAAGAATCCAGGGCGCTCCTGCTGAGCCGTAGGCTGCGGAGCACTTGCGGGCGTAGCCCCAATGCTCATGCGCTTGGCGAGTTCATCGACAACGGCACGCTTCTCGGGATCGAGAGAGTCCCGGCGCTTGTACAGTTCCGCGATGATGGATTGCTGATCGGCCATTATTACTTGAGCTTCTTGAAGAGGTCTTCAGTGGATAAGCCGGAAAGGTCGTTTGACGGAGAGCCTTTCGGACTCACGTCGCTAAACTGAGCATCCTCCCCAAAGTGTTCGCGGTATGCCTTGCCTGATTCAGTTTTGAGGGAATTAAGAATCGATGCCCTGTAGCGCTTTTTTTGTTCTAGCACCTCTTTGCCGTCGCCTGCTCTCGGGAAGCCCATCCTCTCATCGTTTTCGTACTCATGCAATGGAATTGCCGCGCCAGAATCTTTCCTGAGCCGGGCCTCGGTAAACGCCCTGCGAGCCTGATTGAACCGCTGCATGGTCGTGCTTTGCATGATGTTCGGAGCGTGATTTAGCAAGAACTGATCGTTGAACCCAAACTTTAGGACTTCCGGTTCAACCTGCCCAATTTCATCCTCTGCGTTTTGTGCTCTCTGGTAAAACCCGAGGGCTCTCTTTTCAACGCCGCTCGACGGTCTGCCGTCGCGAGCCTTTGCATTCTGCTCAATCGCTCGGGAATTGGTCATATTGTGGCCCCGGATAGTTTCGGCAAGGGTTGCTGCCGAAGACTTTGCCCGCTGAGCCCGATCTTCCTCAGCCCGCCGATCCGCTGCATCCTGTGCGGGCGTCAGCCCACTCGGTAGAGGTGCGCTCGTGATGGCTTCGTTGCCCGCTTTAATCGCGCCGGCCTGTTTTGCCTTCAGTTCCTCAGGGAAGAGTAGCGCTTCGCGTTCAGATTTAATCTTCCCCTGCGCTATATCGAAGTCAGATTTAGCTTTCTTGTCTTGCTCCTCAAGAGTCATCGTCATTTGCCCAAGCATCTGATTCTCTTGCATAAACTCGGCGAAATCCTGATTCGCGTGTTCCTGCGCCTCCTGCTCCGTCATAGAGCCAAGTCTTAGAGCTTGCTGAATCGCCATTATTCTTTGCTGTTCATTTTCAACCGGAGCGAACAATTGGGCATTTGTTTTCGTGTAGCGTACTTGCGTGTCCCATTTAGTTTTTTTCGCGTTCAACTCTTTTTCTGCAACGTCTAAAGATTCCTTCCGCAATGCCATAGCATCGGCCCGCTGCTTAGAGAGGACCCCCCCGGCGATCTGAGCGGCTTTCGGGTCCACGCCTGCGAGCCCTCTAACGTCCTCGTCGGTGTAATTAGAGCCCAGCCGTTTCAGTGCTTCATTTGTCGCGTACTCGTCCTTGGCTTGCTGCTCGGCCCGGAGAGCATTGCCCTCATAGAATTGAGCATGCGCATTCTTGAGCCTTCGCTCCGCCGGGTCCTCGAGCTGGACCGGCTGGCCCATCAGTGCGATTCTGGCATCAATTGGCATAATTACCCTCCACCGTACGCGCCGCCGATGCGGGTATCCCGGACCGGCGGTTTCCGCAAGCTGCCCCAGTTAATCGAGTTGACCCCGTTGACCGTGCCGCTGAGGCCAGATGCGAAAGCATTCGCGCTGCCTACTTTGCCCGCTGCCGTTGCGCTCGCCCCGTCCTGCCGGAACAACCCAGCGTTGCGCGTGGCATCTGCCCGAAGTCGCGCTGCTTCCATGTCGCCACGAGTGCGGAACTCCCCGGCACCTTCCACGCCCCGCATCTGAGCTGCGCTGGCATCTACCGATGAATCCCGGAACGCATTGCCCGCTGATGTGGTCGCGTCCAAGTTCAACCCCTCCGCCGCTGTCGTGCCAGAAATCCGCGAGTTATTCGCCCGCTCGCCGACACCGACAAGCGCTTGCAGCGGATCAAGCATAGCTGCTCGATTCGTCGTATATGACTTGTGCGACCGGTTGAAAGCGTTATCGTACTCTTCAGACGCCACCCCCTGCGAATGTTCAATAATCCCCTTGGCCAGATTCCCGCCGATCATCCCTTTGCCCGCCGCGCTGTTCTGTAGCGCCGCGGTCCCTTGGGCGATGCGGAACTTCATCCCCGCATCATTCATGAGGTTCGGGTCAAACTCGAACTTCTTTGAGAACTCCCCGCCTTCACCTAAGCCTTGCGTGATCCGGTCCAATGCCGACTTGCCCGCATCGCTGTAAGGGTCCAGCCCTTTGAGCGAATCGAGAATGCTTTGCCGCCCCTGCGAGCCCGCCTCAAGGATCTGATTCCCTACGCGATTGCCGACGCCTTGAATGTTCGTGAATGCGTTGTTGCCAGCTTCTTCGAGGCTTGTTGCCGCCGCGTTGCTGGTGTTGCGGACGTCCGCACTCCCGCGCTCGCCCTCCATCGCCGCTGCATCCGCTGCTGCATTCGAGGCATTGGACATGACGGCACCCGCGCTACTAGCCGCTGATCCCTGCTTTTTCGCCCCCCATATACTTGCACCGATCCCTAGCCCCGCGCCGACGGCTGCCCCCCAAGGGCCTCCAGCCGCAAAGCCGCTCACGGTGCTCTTGAAAATGTTCATCAATCCCATAATTTACCCATCCGTCCTTAAATTGTAATGTCCGGCAACACGATCAGCGTGCCGCTTCCTACGGTAGCTTCGTTGCCTGGGTTATCGTCTATCTGGCAGTCCCAGAGCAGACGTGTTTGCGTCGTAAATCCTGTCGTGTCCACCGGGTTGATCCTAACCACGGCAACCCCGGATGATGGAGTTGCGATGGTAATGCCGGTCCCGATGGCCTTGGTGATTGCCACTGTAGCGGTGTTGACGGAAGGCCGTGCCATCCAGCGGACGCGCTTCCCTGTCAGGTTGTAGGCCGCTCCATTCTCATCAGTCACCGTGAGGGTGATGTCTCGCAGGTCTCCCCGCGTCATTACCAGTTCGCTCATGAGATCTCCACTGTTGCCATTGGGTTTGCCGACATGGCCGTTGAAGCCGTTGGAATTGTCACCATCGAAAGCGTTGCCCGTGGAATCAGAGGCGCGGTTGACACGCCGCCGGCCGTTGAATACGCGGCATCCGTATAAGCGTTTCCCGTTCCTGTAATGGTCAGTCCGCCGCTTGCGGCCATGACGGCGTTTGAAAGTGTTGCCGCTACCGATCCAGATGGACTGGGCGAAAACGTACCGGAGGCCGATGAGGCGGCATGCACGAGAGTTACATTGCAGCTTCCAGATACGGTCGAAGGCCCATCGACGTATCCAAGCTGCATCAACCCAAGAGGGGAGTGCCCTAGTTGCGCTGAAAAAGTGCTAGACATTTTAACTTAATACTGATCCCAATGAAAAAAGTGGGCTCCCGTTGCTGGCACTCCAGTCTGGTTAAACACAACCATACCCGCTTTTGTTGGGGTCAAGAAATTATTTCTCGCCTGCGTTAGAATTAGTGCCATATTGTCAAACGAAGGGCCTACATAGTACAACCAGTTTGTATTATCATCTACAATTCTGAGACATACTGGACTTCCCCAAGCTTGAGTCCCATAGTTTAGCTGTGAACTCCAAGACGTAACCGAGTTCCAATTATCCACACGAATCTTAAAACTCCCCTCATTGCCTACTGACAGAAACTTTAGCTTAGTCCCGTCATACAGCGCTAACCCTACAAGACGATTAGCAGTGCCCGAGAGAAATTCTGGAATAAAAGCGGTTTCTATTGTCCACGGTGCGGTAGGAAGATTTTTCACTCGGCCACGAATGTTATCTGTACCGTTTTGAGTTACTGCAATATATACAGCTCCTCTAGACGTTTCCACAATGCTTGGAGCGTTTAGGTCGCTAAACGTTGAGTTAACGGGAATTATTACTTTTCGGCCACTCCGAAACGCAGTCCACGTATTAGTTGCAGTACAAACAAACTCAAACATGGAGTCTGAAGTTTTGTACTGGTCTCCAACATTGCATGTTGCGGGAAGATTTGCATATGTTCCATACCCGCACATGTCGGCCCGAAGCTGGTTCAATGCCGCCACACTCACGACAGAGCGAAGCGTTTCCCCGCTCGCAATGTCGCCGTCGCCGTTGCCTTCTGTTGCATCAACCACCACCGTAAGCGTGTCAGTCGCTCGCGCAGTCACCTTGAATAGTCTGATGGTGCCAGCGCCGTTGTTGTAGGCCATCCAGAAATCACCCGTGGACGGGAGCCTTGCGCCATGCCCCGCCGTCAGCGTCATGCTCCCGCTGGCTGCCGTGTAAGCGCTGCCAAGGGTAACCGTTTGCAGGTTGGAATTCGCAATGTATTTGTACGATGCCATATTGTTCCTAAGCGTTTGCCTCTGTGATGGTCAGCGACGTAACCGACACGATGCCAGCGGCAACAATGCTGGTTGTGTTGAGGTTGAGGTCAGCCCCAGAGGTCCCCACGGTGCCTTGAACGACGGCAGTACCGCCCGATGTCAGCAGCCGGAAGAATGTCGCTGTGCCAGTTGCATTCGCCGATGTGTCGTTGGCAATGGCATTGGCCGTCAGCACTCCCGAGTCTGCAGGAGGCGCAAAGGTAGCCGACGGTACCGGTTCAGCCAGTACGACTTGAGCTCCTAGCGCTGTGCCGACATTGGCCGGTACGGAGCCGTCATAAATCCGCATCAGGCAGTTTGCGCCTAGAGCGGCCACAATCTGATCAAGGCGTGCGTTTCGCAGCGCGGTTGTCAATGATAGAGACATGGTTCGTTAACCTTTCAATTCTTTGATTTCACTGCTGCTATTCGGATCGCATCTCGCCAGCCATCCACTTGATAGCGGCTTTGACTTCGAGTAAATCGCGGTGGTACACGTCTTTGCGGACGTATTCCGTCTTAATCAGATAATGGAGTTCGAGCGTGATTTTGTTCGTTGCCTCGGCAATTGAACTTCGGATCATCAGCGACACAAAGACCGCCATCAACGCGGATACCCCCACCGACACTCCGCACATGGCGCTAACCATTTCCCAGTTCATTTCCCCTCCCGGACGCGGTAGAACGCTTCAAAGATAGGCCGCTTGGCCAGTTCTTGCGGCGTTGGCGTATGATCCCGTCCGACGAGTAATCCGCCATTACGGTGTGCAATGTCTACCAACTCCGAGCAGAACAGCGCATTAGCCCGTTCCCGGCCAGGAATGCGAAGGTATTGTCCGATGCCCGAGATACCAGCCCCGCGCGTGTCGTAGGGCCTGCCGTTGACTGATTCCAGCCAATCCGCGCAAGCCTTCTCGTCAAAGAATTGCCGCGCATCTTTCGAGAGCGGCGCAACGTCAACGATGCCTTTGTAGCCCACGATCCGATTCAGCAGCGATGTAGGCCGAACGCCTCGCATACCTTCAAGCAGCGTCGTGGATTCCATGAGCCGCACGTCTTCCCCCTCCACCTTCCACACAATTGCAGCGTGCGAGTACGCGCTCATGGTCCCCCAGCGAATGAGCTTCGACCAGAAGCCGTCGGCACCGCCGAAAAACACCACATCCCCGGTTCGGAGCCGAGGACGGATGGCGGGATAACTCGCGCGATGGACAATCATGATTGACCCCTTAACGCGCCAGAGCGGCGCAACAGTAGCATTCCCGCGCCGAAGAGCTCAGCGTCCACCGGCTTACCGTCGATGACGGTATCCTCGCCGACGAGATCCCCGGACTTATTTAGCACCGATACAGCAGATTCAATGAGCGCGGCCAATTCGTCTTCACCCGGCAAACCGACGCCCGGCGCGGCGAATTGCGCCACGATGGCCTTCACCACGTCAAGCGCCAGTGCCTTTTTACTTGCCCCCCCGCCATTCAGTCGTTCAGCTAGCTTTACAACGAGCGGGATGCCGAGGCTCAAAACAGCGGAAAGCATTACGCGCCCAACTTTGCAGCGACGCGAATGAGCAAGTCGCGGTCAGAACTTGTAAAGCCGCCACCGGTTGACGGGATGTTCTTCCCATCGTCAATCGCTGGTATCGTCCCGATGCCAGGAGCCAGCACCACGCGCTCACCCTCTCTCAGCTCAAGCGGCCATGGTCGCTTGCGCTGGAGCATGGCCGCTTGATTGGACGTGATCGCCCCAAGCGCCGGGACTGGCTCAGGTAGAAGGTTGAATGAGGTCGCCACCTCCGGGAATAGCGAAAATACCCGCGTCTTTACGACTCTGTTCGCGTCGTAGATTGGCTCTCCGTTAGAAGGGTAGTAGGATATGCCGAGATAGCTTGTCTCTTCCTCCGCTGGAAGATCCTGCCGCGTGTCGATCCAGTCCTTGACTGGCTGTGAGTAATCGAAGGCCGGAGCCTCCTTGCCAAACCGCGCACGGTGCTCGCTGCGAGACTGCACGATGAGCGCGTATCTAGCAACGCGGTTAATGAGTGGGAAGAGTGCCATAATTAATTCAATCCTTTTCGACAACGAGAACTTCAACCTGTGTCAGCCTGGCGCGGTCGAGCGCATCGAGTATTTGGAGCATGCCGGGATTTGTCACCCGCACGCATCCGAACGTAGGCCGAAGCCCTCCGCGTGATCCGTTCTTCGACGGACCGCCGCCATGGATCATCAACTCAGAGCGCCCATTTAGTTTGGCCGTGAGCGCATCCCCTTCTATGCCATCAAGCAGGAGCCGACGGTAAGGTCCGAACGTGCCGGCACGCCCGCTGGCCTGCCAAACTCGCGCGGTATACCGTCCCGCGGGGATGTCTCCCATGCGCTTAAGCGGACTGCGCGTGGGATTGTTCGCCAGCGACGCCTGGTTGCCGTCTGAGCGCCCCAGACAAGCGATTTGGCCGAAGTCCGCCCCTGTGACTTCGAGCGTGCCGGGAAGGTTGCGGTCCTTGTTGAGCGTGATGAGAATTTTCATGCTGTTCCCTTGAAGATGACCGCCACTTTCTTGTACTCGTCAAGCCCCGGGCCAACGACGTGCGAGCATGCGCCGCCCCAACTCCCTACTGCCTGCGGAGCAACCTGTGAGGGCGTGACCCAGGACAACTTCTCGCAGTGCGGACATGCCGCCTTGCCGCTCTGATTGCATGTGATCCAGACGGAGCCGAGGCATGGACCCTCTAGCCGCCCTGTTGTTTCGTTTGTAGACATGTTCAGTACATGATGTTGCGGTTGCCGTCGGGGCAATCGCAAACTTCGGTTTCTTGCAACAACTCAATCAGTGCCTGCGCGACCACGGCATTGGAGAGGTCGATGCCAACTGCTTCCAGTGCAACCTGTGCAACCACGGCATTGGAGAGATCAATCCCCACAGCCTCCAGCGCAACCTGTGCGACCACCGCATTGGAGGAACCTGCGATCACAACCTCTAATACAACCTGAGAAGCCTTTAAGGCATCCGGCCCCAGCGCGTCATACTTATACCCGAACTCAGCCCCATTTATTTCTGCGACTGTCCACGCTACCCCAGTAGCCGGGCTGTCGTCCCAGATAAACATCGAGTAGTGTGGCCCTTCATTTATTGAGAAGGCATCTACGCTTGTGTAATCAGTTCCAGCAATGCGACATACCCCCCTCATGCTCGCCCCAGACAACCCGTCTCTGTCTGCAAAAACACACAGTTGAATACCCTTAACAATCCCCGTCCCGCTAATATCCGTGAAGTTGAACGTGTCCTTGTGTCCTACTGTGGTGGAGGTGTTGTGGTCCACGTCACTAGGAAATGCTTCATCAACATTGGTGTATAGCGTTGCACTGGGGACACCTGTGAAGTCTGAATATGTGCCAACGGCATTCGGGTACAGCGCCAGCACCTTCACATCCCCGAGAAAGGACGAGGCCACGTAGAGATCGTCGTACCGTGTGGTTGTGCCTCCGCCGGAGCCTTGGAGGGAGAAGCTTTCCGTGGAACGGTTAGTTGGAATTCCATCAATAATATCAACGCCAGTATTTACATTAGGGATATCAAGTATTAACTCCCCATCAACTCTAGCCTGCACACTCCCAGCTACCCCACCACATGACACTGCAACTTCAATGTAATGTGCCTTAGCTGCTTCAATTGCGACAGAGGTGGACGCCCCCACTACCGCGCCAAAGCAATCCAGTGCGGTAATTGTGCCATCGGCTGCAAAGCTTACCGAGGCATTAGGAGCGTCTCCATTTCCAACTCTGATCTGTGCACTAAGTGGACCGATTACTTCAGACAGTCTCCATGCACCAACAACCAAGCCCCCCCTCAATCCTCCTGGGATAATATGGTGCGATGAGAATAATGGCTTGAATGCTGTACCCGTCCTGCCTGCCAACAAAGACGCAAAGGGTGTACTAACCAAAGTCCACTTCAACGCCATTTGACCGAAAGTATTGTAGTGATCGAATGAATCACAAAAATACAGCGCCATACTAAATCGCCATCCGGTAACCGAACTCAGCCGCATTCACTTGCGCAACGGTCCATGCCGCAGTGGTTGCCGGGTTTAATCCCCAGACGAAACGGTAGTACATGATATCCGTGGAGAGGTACTCGGTGTTGGTGCTGAGGTAATTCACGCCGCCAATTCGACAGACGCCTTGGATTGCGCGAATCTCGGTGTCATCTTTTTTTGCATAGGCACAAAACTGTACACCCCACACCGTGCCAGTGAATGTCAGGTCAGGGAACGTGAAGGTGTCTACGTTGCCCACCACCGCGGATTTGTTGTAGTCAGCAACATCGGGAGGATCTTCATCCACGTTGGTATAGTTCGCGCCCGACACTCCAGTCCAATCAGTGAGTGCCCCAGCCCCATCCGGGAAAATGGCCCGCACCTCGACATCCGACATGAACGAGATTGCGCTGGCATTGTCCCAACTCACGTAAAGATCGTCGTAGTTGGTGAAAGTGCCTCCGCCAGTCCCCGCAACGCCAAACGATTGTGTGGTTGCTCCCGTGTTGGTGCCGCTGACATTGATCACCTCTTCGCCATCCACGCGCACGATGATTTGCCCAAGGGTTTCACTACAAGAAACACCCAACTCAATGTAGTGTCCAACGCTAAGTTCATACACGACATTGGTAGATGTGCCGACTTTTGTGCCCAACTTGTTGTAGGCACTGATCCTGCCATCGGCTTCAAAGCGTGCCGTGGCATTTGCAAAGGAACCATTAGAACCAATGATCAACTGCCCTTGCGTATCACCCATTGTGTTCGACCTACGAAATGCACCCATTGTTAAGTTATCGCGAGCACCACCTGGGAGGGTGGTGAATCCTTGAGAAACCAAGTTAAGTGCCATGTCGGTACGGCCAACCACTAAAGATGGACCTGGCATACCAACAGCCGTCCATTTACCATTGATTTGCACTAGCGCATAGTGATCGAACGAATCCGCGAATTGTAAAATTGCTGCCATATATTTGTATCCTTAGATCGGCTCGACAGTGCCCAATAAAACCGCGTCCACTCCCGCCACGGTGCCGTCCGCTTGCGTCACATTCACCTGGATAATGTCCCCATCGAATAGCTCGGTGATGTCGAGCGCCGCGGACTGCCCACGGCTTGCCGCGACTGCGATAGTGATGCCTGAAGTCATGATCGGCGTGTAAGTTGCCGTTGCCCGGTTGTCCGTGTTCACGGTGAAATTCATGATGAAACTCGTTGTCGCCGGGTTGACGATGGAACTGGCGAACCCACGCGACAACACCGCTTTGTAGCCCGCTGGAAGCTGAACCACGTACTCAGGATTGAGCTTGTTGGTCCCTACGGCCTGGATGCCCTCGAGCAACGCCGTACCCCGGAAGATGTCCTGCCCGCCCAGGATCTCAATCTGCTCAAGCGAGTGGCCAATCTGGTCCTGCAAGAGCATGAAGAACATCAGCCAGGCGCGAGTGAACTCCCCGAATACCTCTTCATTGCCAACCCTTACCCCTACAGCGTGTTCTCTGACTGGCGCGGGGTTGAATACCGGTGGCGGCGGTTGGCCTGCCATTTACGGCGCATCCTCTCGCACGTCCACCCTGGCGCCAGAGCAAACCATCTCCAAACCGTCATCCCATTTCACGTTGGCAACGAATCCGCGCGGCCCGGCTTGCCCAAGATTGCGCCATTCGAGGACGCCTTCCTCGCCATTGGCACCGGTGGTCTCGGTGACATCCGAGCCATAATTCAGACCGCCGTTAACCGAGTAGCTCATCTTCGCGCCCTGCGTCCCCGAGCCATCGCCAATCTGCTGGTCAATTCTGAGCGCGTGGTAGGTGACGCGGCCGCCGTTGTAGAGTACCGGCGCGACGCGCTGAGCCCGAAACGACACCCCGGCATCCCGGTAGACCGTCTCCTGCTGCCGGTAAATCGTGCCATTCGCCCGAGCCATCACGTAATGGCGGTTGTCGAAGGTGACCGCGTGCAGGTATCCCAGATACTCCGTGTACGCTGAGCCATCCCAGCCCGCCCGCTCATGCCATGCCTTCTCCGTGAAGTCGTAGACAAGGCAAGCCAGCGCCGAAGGGAACGCCATCACGTAGAAACTGTGGCCATTCGACTGGTACGCATAGCTGACCGCCTCGCCGGTGCTCGAATAGGCCTGTATCTGCTGCTCAATGGCGTACGTTGAGATCCGCGTCGCCCTGCCCGGCGTAATCGCTATCACCCGCCCCGCGCCACGCTCGGAGCCACTCAACATGCAGAGAATCCCATCGACGGAGGCCAACGAGAACGGCCCGCTGGTGCCTTCCTGGACAAACGAATTGATGATCGGCGTAAGCGCAAAGCCCGCCTGTCCGTTGTTGTACCAGAACTGTGTGGTGCGCCGTCCGCAGATCATCAGCGTGTCGTAGTCGCTGTAGATCATCGCTACCCGGTCGCTCGATGCAACGCTCTGCCCCTGCGTAAGCACCGGCCACGAGGACAAATCGAGAAATGCGCTCTGAAAAATGGAATTGCTGTTGATTCCGACTGCATAGCCGAAGCCTTTGAGTACCGCGCCCCACGAAACATCAGCCGGCGTGGGGCAGAGCACTGGGCCTGCCCCAACATCGTAATATGCCTTGCCAGTGTCGGGATTAACAACGAACAATTGCGCCGTAGCGCTTGTCCCGATAATGCCGATATAGCAGGGAGACGAGCCCGACCCTATGTCACCTTTCACGGTGACCACTCCAGCGCTGCTGACTTCGATGAGCTTGGTACCGACGACGGCGAACATGCGTTCATCGCCTGCAAATATGCCACGTCCCACGCCCAGACCTGGCACGGAGAAAGATGTCAGGCCCGGACGAAGGATCAACCCCGGCGAACCCTTGCCGGTTCCTAGCTCGTTGCGGTGCGGGTAGCAGTTTATCGCCCGATCAACGGATAAATTTTCAGACGACTGCTGATAGGTCGCATCAGCGAAGCCTGGGTAAGTTACAAATGGCATTGTTTATGCTGTTGGAGTCGGCTCGGGAGGGGTAATCGCTGCCAGTGTGGCTTGCGCGTTGGATGTCACGTAATCGGATGGCTTGACGCCCAGAGTTGAGGCGATCACGAGCGCCAGATTGAATTGAATCGCCTGATCCCATCCCGTCGGGTATGTGTTGCTTGTTGCCGTTGAGGCAAACAGCGTCACAGTGACCGGCGTAACCGTGGTGGTTTCGGTGCCGCCTACGTCTGTCAGCGTCGTGACCGATCCAGACACGCCCACCGTGGTTTGTTTGCCCGAAATTGTGATTGTGCGAACCGCTCCGAGCAATCGGCGCATCGTCCACGATTCGAGCATCCCGTTCAGAAGCGCGAGGAATAGCGTTTGCTCGCTTGCGTTGGGAGTGCCGCCCGGTGCCAGCTTGCTCAATAGCTGCATCGACGTTGTGATATGCGTTAGCGCTGATGCCATTTAGATCACCTGTCCAGTCTTGTAGTTGAAGTACCCGCCAGATCGCCCGCCGCTCAGCGCTGCATCGTTGTCGAGCTTGCCCGGGGCTGAATTGAGGCTGGTAACCGCTGCCCTTGCCCGTCGTGCCATCTCCGGCAACCCATTAGGCATCTTGCGACCGAGTGGCCCACACAATCCCTCTGCCAGCGTCAGCGTCACCGCCTCCTGATACCCGGCAGGCCAATCGAACGCATCGGAGAGCATGGAGAACTGGCCAATCTGCTTGTTGCGCCACAGCTCAAGCTGATATGCCAGCGTTGGGACGCCGTACAAGTACAGCGTAGACTTTGGAGTTGCCCCGTCATTGTAGATTGCTGTTGGCGTGGTCGTGTCTATGTCTCGTACCCGCATCGAGGCCCAATCCTCCGCGTTGAGAATTGCCATTGGCAGCAAAACATCAGGCGAGCCGGTAATTACCAGGTTGGCGTACTTGATGCCGTTGCCAGGACCCTGCCCAACAGGCCGATCCGCCGTCCAGTTAGCCGATGTGCTGGCCGGTCCGATCGTGTAACTCTGCTGGCTGGCGACGAGAGTGAACCGCGTGAATAGCTCGGTCCAGATGTAGAGCTGTCGGGTGCTCCATATCGCGTTGTGCCTGTTGATCTTGCCGAGGCCGTACGCGAGTAGCTCAGCGCTGGGAGTCTGCCCAGGTTGATCGAGTACGTTGGCTTCGAGCAGCGCGTCGGTGATGATATCTTGTGCTGTTGGCATTTAATTCCAATCCCCTGTCTGCCATCGTCGTTGCGGCTTCGGCCCGCCAATGGATTCGGTGCAGCCTTGAGCGCCACAGCCATGTACCGGAAGGCGTCGCAAGCATTGCTGTGCGTGTCGTGAAACGGCTCCCGACGAACCATGCCGTTGACCGACTCAGCGTATCGGTAGTGCCGCATGTGCTGGATCAGATCCGCGCATCGCTCCCGGTCGAACCAGATATTAGGGAAGATCGTTCGAGCCGCGTTGATGCCATCATGCACGAGCAGCTTAGGGGTTATCTGCACCTTGCGTCCCATCTCCATCATTTGCTGCTGGATCGAGCGCCCACCCGCCGCGAACTGCCCGCTCACCGCATCGTGAGGCAACCAGTCCGTGCCCCACACGTAAGGCCGAGTCTGCAAGCGCTTGATGAACGCCTCAAGCGTAGTCTTGCGTCCCTCCTCATAGTCGATGATGCGAAATTCAAATCCCACCGACTGAGCCATGATGATGGCCGTCTCGTCGTTCCAGCCCAAGTCCCAGAACGTATGAACCGGCTTGGCAGGGTCGTAGGGGATGCGAGTGATCCGGTCCTCTACTTCAGCCTGCGCTAGCTCAGCCTCGTAGATGGCACCTTCCACGGCGCTCTTGCAGTGCCCGAGCCAGATATGCTCGTACTCGCGTGGATTGATGCTCTTGAGATATGCCGCCTCTTTCTTGAGCGTGTCGGGACACCACGGATTATCCAGGTAGTTCATTTTGCGGATGATCGAATTCGGCGGTGGTTGCAGAACGAAGCGAATATGCGTCTCGTCTGAGTCCAACTCGGGGTTCCACGTCAGCCAGATCTCCGACTTCTCGCGCCGCACCGTGGGGATCAGAATGTCCCAGGATCGCTTGCCGACGCCGTTCGCCTCCTCCACCCATACCTTAGTCGCGCCCTCCATCGACTTGATGGCATCGGGATCGTTTCTCAATCCGCCGAAGGTGAAGTACGTTGATTCCCCACCCCAGCGTTGCAGGCCGATGATGCGAGCTTTTTCAATCCGGTAGTACAGGCCCAGATTCAGCCGCGCTATCTGGTCGCTGAGGAGCTGGTGAACCGAATCGGCGATGCTCTTTTGAGTCTCCCGGACGCATAGCATGCGCTCAGGGCTTTTGATCCCAAGGAGCACCAACGCTTGAGCTGCTGACCATGATTTACCGCTACCTCTCCCGCCGTAGATGCCCTTATACCGCGCCGCCTCGCTCAGGAGGAAGAGCGCCTTTTCGGGGAACTCAATCTGTTGAGTTGGGTTTGACGCCATGAATCACAAAGTTGACCGGCGCACCGTCAGGCCCGCTGATCTCTACCTCATCTTTGGCCTTGAGTCCGGCCCGGTCGAGGATGTCCCGAGCTGCGCCTAACCGCTGTTGCCGCGCGACTGGGTCCTTATCCGCCACGATCTCATGCAGTGCTGCCAGTGCCGGATCCACCATCGCCAACAGCCGGAGCTTAGCCGCCTCTCGAACCTGTGGAGCGCTGCCTCCGTGCATCCTGCATACCGTGCCGCCCTTGATCGCAGACTGAGTGCAGGGCTTGCCCGATGTCTTCCCTTTGGCCTTACACTGCGGCATGGGGTTGACTCAGGTATAGGGTAATGTGTGTCTTATTTGCCACGCTAGCCGATGCAATTTTTCAGTTTGTACACGCCATGGCCAGATGGTAACCGTTGGATCTCGCACTGGCAGTTACCGCCAGCGACTGTGATGGTGACAGTGTGATTGTGGCCAAGCTTGGGTTTGGGATGTGAGGGTTTACCTATGCCGCCGGTGCAGATGATTCCTGCGATTTCGCCGTGGTCCAGTACCAGTTCGGCAAGTCCGCGCTTGACCAGGCGCTTAGCGTCGCCGGCGTAGATGGTGCATTGAGCCACGCCGGCAGAATCGAAGAGTTGCAGGATGTCTGGGTACGCTGGTGCGATCATGTTGGGGTCTCGCTGTACTCGCCAGCGGAGCGATTGCACCACCCATCGACAGTTGGCTGAGGAGAGTACTCCTAGCCCAGTACGCAATCTAATTAAATCTTTGCCGCGCTTGAAACATTTATTGCACAAAATGTTGTCACATGGCAAGGGCATCGTTTTCCCAAACAGCTCCCCCCTACCCCCCATTGCTCATGTTGGGCCTAGATTAGCGATTCCACGCGATCTTGCTGCCGGTGCGCTTCGGTGAGCTGGCCCTCTCGGGTTGCTCGCCATCCGCCAATCAGCCTGGATAGCGAGCTTGCACAGCTCGCGGCCAGATGCTTGAGATTCTGGCATTTCCCCACCCGCCAGGTCAATCACCAGTTATTCTCGCGCGCTGCCAAAATAGTTCTTGACATGGCCGTCAATCTCTGTCAATATAGTTATGTCAGGCAGCGATGCCGGACAGAAAAGAGAAAAGACAATGACCTGCTTCGATTGCAAAACAGAAATCACCGAAAACGAAATCAGCGTAATGATTTTCGGCCAGGTTCGCCACTATGACGCATTTTGCTCATACCGCCACAACGATGATGCACTCGCAAGGATACTCGGGAGCGACGACAGGCAGTACGAGCTGTTCGCAAAAGATGGCTTTATCTGGTCCCGCAACGGCGATGGCAAAGAGTCTGAAACCGCTGTAAAAGTAGATGCGGGCGAAACAGCGGTATCCGCGATCCTCGCCTCCTGGGGTCCAGAAGGCTACCAGCACCCGTTCAACCTGCGGATGATCGACCGCGCCTAACAGGCCGAAACCCCATCCGGGGTCCGTCCGGTGAATCCGGCGCTGATGAGGCCATCAGAAGAAAGAAAAGAGAAAAGAAAATGACCAACACAACGATTGAAACCACCGACTACATGCACCAGACCGGGAACCCGATGCGCTCCCTAAAAACGATCACCACTGACGACCATGACGATTGGAGCGCAGAGGCATTGAAGACCGAGCACGCTTATGAGGTTGCCAAGGTCGAGGCCAAGGGCCGGATCGCCGAGATTGGACCTAACGCTCAAGCGCTCGCGGAGATCCTGGAATCAGCCGAAGCTGATCTGGAAATGGCGACCGACATGGAAGGCTACCAAGCTACCTATGAGAAGATTACCGCCGATCTCGAAGCCGCACTATACCCCCCAGGGACAGGAGACGACTGCGGCGAATAGTGAACGCATCGCCTAACAGGCCGAAACCCCATCCGGGGTCCGTCCGGTGAATCCGGCGCTGATGAGGCCATCAGAAGAAAGAAAAGAGAAAAGACAATGACATTCAAACAGCTAAGCGCAGACCAGTCCAAGGAAGCCAACAAGATCCGCCGCAATGCAATCGCCAGATCAAAGCGCCAGTACGGCGCGATCCGCACTCAGGACAGCTACCACGGTGCGCGGACGTACAGCACTCAGATTTTCACAACGACCGACAGCAAGCTCGTTGCCGATATTAACCTCAGCCGCTAAGTCCCCCAGACACAGGAGAAAAGAAAATGACCACCACATACCCAGTCCGAACGAAAACCGTAGTATCCAAATGCTACGGCAACACGAAGCAGTACATTGCACTCGTAACAGGTACAGACCCCAAGTATGGAGAAGCGCTCACATTCGTTGGCCGCAAGTCTGGACAGCAGAATTTTGCCGACTTCGACGAAGCCAGCCTAATCAAGTCTCAGAGCATCAACAAAAAAGGAAATGCCGAGATATCGTTCGTTCTTTACCTGCCTCTGGATGGAGTTCTTGCTCCATTTGAAATTGACACGGAGCACGAACCAAAGATCAGCCAAAGAACGGCGCTGAATAAGATCACGGCGCGGCTGGACAAAGGTGAAAGCATTGAGGACATCTGCGAAGTGCTCCGCGATGACGCGGATGTTAACCAAAGCAAGTACCGGATTCGCACGGCCCTACAGGCTGAAAAAGTGCTAGCCTCCGTGACCGCTGACAGCGCCTATACCTCTTGCCTGGAGATCTTGGTCAAGCTCGACGAAAAGCGCCAAAAAGACATCCTTAAACGCCTCAAGGTTGCTTTGCTCCCGCCGGTGTCGATTGAGCCGGTAACAGATTCTGTCGTCGCCTAACAGGCCGAAACCCCACCCGGGGTCTGCCGGTGAATCCGGCGCTGATGAGGCCATCAGAAGAAAGCCAGACGGAGAAAAGAGAAAAGACAATGTACCAATACGGAAGCAATTTGAACAACGCGGGATGCCGCGAGGAAATCGAAGAAGCCATTCAGTTCGTCAAGGACAACAACCTCGCACCAATCCGCAAGACGTACGATGAGCGTGGGTATTATGATTTGCGTGCCGCCAATGGAGCTGAGCGGTGCATTGCGTCGTACGCGGCGAATACAGTGCTGGCCAACTACGGGCACCCACGCAGGGGCAGCGTGGCGATCCTATGGATGAATGCGAGCCCCGTCAAGTAACCCCCCACCAGACACAGGAGAAAAAAACAATGAACACCACAAACCCATCAACAAGAGATTACGCGGACGGACCGGCCGGAATTGATCGCTACTCGATCGACGAACTGGATGCTGAGATGCACCGAAAACTCGACAATATCGAGAGCCGATTGAAAGCCATAAAAGAAATCAAAATCGTCCTACGCGCTAACGGGAAACAGATGAGAGTGAAGCGGTTTATCGAATACCGGCCTTGGCCAGTTTACAGCGGAGCGCGGGGCGATAGCAACAGGTGTGTTGTGAACTGGTTGAGCGATGTTCGACAGTCTTTTCAGATGGCCGGGGGAGACTGGGCCACTGTCGCGAGTGAAATTAACGTTGAGTGCTACCACGACTACACGACGCGAGCGATTACCTGCACACTCGCCGAAGTCACGCGGTGGGAAGCAGATGGCTCCTGCGGTAGCTTTGTGTTGCCCAAGACAGGCTGGGCCAATATCGAATTCGCCGAAGACTATGATCTCCCAGCCCCAAAAGACCCAGAGCCTCACGGCTCAGCGACTTACGGCGAGAAGCACTTGGTGCTCACACAGGATCCCTACCCGAGCGACCAAAACGGCACCTACCAAGCAGCTGCCGTGGATAACGCAGGGGAAGAATACAAAATCCTTTGGCCGGTCAAATGGCCAGAGCTAGAGGATGAGTCGGATCAGATCGACTGGCGATCCTACGACATCTATCAGGCCGGCGCACTGCTGGCCTGGGTACTCGATGGTAAATTACACCTCAACCACGCCGTACTGGCTGAGCGATACGCTACAAAACAAGCCGAGACCGCCCAATGACCCTGGCCAACCTCCCGCCCCTCGAACAAGTGGCCGCAATCCTGACAGCCAGTCGCGACGCGATCAAGGACGCATACTCGCAAGCGCTAAATACTGGTCGGCCGCGAGGGCCTGACCGTTGCCCTTGCGGGGCAATGACCGCCAAACGCGCCGCTGCCCGACGACACAAATGCTCACCCACTCAAGGCAAGCCGTGATACAGTGTGGGTGGCCCAGTCGGTAGGTCCTGTATGGAGAACATACAAGACCTCTTTTCTTATTGAGAAAAACCCTCAGCGTTGACGCGCTGAGGGTTTTTCTTTGCCCGGAGCGGTCTTTTAGTACTTTTCGCCTTTTTCGTCAGAAACGAACGATAGCGCATTCCAATCTAAGTTCCGCCATCCGACTACCTTAAGAACGGCGACGATGCAGTGGCGGTGTGTCCTTGGCGGGTAGGATTGGCATTTTGATTCCCCGGTCGGCCACGGCAAGCCGCCTCGATGATGGTGATCACTAAACCCCACGAATTGGCATTGCGAATCGCATCGCGCCTCGGTTTGAGAATCTCAACTAGTGCGTCCGGCGGCTGGCCGGATCGGCCCAAAACCGTGCAAATCCTTGCAACCAAGGCGGAATCGGGTGGGGATAACCCCCTCGAGACCTCCCCAAAATCGCTTAGAATGCGTGCTACCTCGTCGGTTTCGGCTTTTGACGGTGGTTTTGGCGGCTTGGGGATCTCGGCAAGCGTTGGCCGGTCCAGCCCCTGCCACGGGTATTTCTTCGATTGGGTTGGTTTCCTTCTCCCGGATGGCAGCGGCGCAGGATCTTCCGGCTCTGGCCGCTGATCGGGACTTGGAATATTTTGAGCGCCGCTTACTACGGATAAGGATGTGGATGAGGATGCGGATGGTTCAAAGAGTGTTCGAAGTCCGTTCGAAGAGTCTTTGAAGTCTGTTCGAAGAGTGTTCGAAGAGTGTTCGAGCGCTCTTTCACGCCTCACCTCGCCTGATCTCCTGCCGCCCTCCGCCTTCTGCTCGTGCCATCGAACCAGTTCCGGTCGCCGATCATCTACCCTGCGATGGTGCAGCCGTCCATCGATCTCCTCAAACTTGGTAAGCGCCGATGCGCTTGATCGTTCCCACTCCTCGGCCGTGCATCCGGTCAGTTTAATCAACAGTTTATGGCTTGTAGGGAGGGTTCCTTCGACCCAGCAATAGTCGAGCAACTCCCGATAGATCCCGTGCTCTTCCATCGACATGGCCGCGCGGGTTTCGCTGTCCCGCCAGTCGGCTGGATACCAAGGATAAGAGTGGAGCTTGCTCATCTGGCGGCCTCCATTATTCGCCGGCCGATCCATTCAATTACCGGAACGGCCATCGAGTTCCCGATTGCTTTGTACCGCGGCGAATCGGCAGCACCGGGAATTGCGGTGTAGTTGTCGGGAAATCCCTGAAGTCTTTCGCACTCTCGCGGGGTTAATCGTCTGACGGCCATCGCGACCGGCACCAACGGCGTACCTCGGCCCGTCCCATCCTCGCTGGCATCAAAGCCGCGGCCTCGCAGGGTGTGTGCGACGTAAGTGTCAAGGTCTTTGCTGCGCATGGTCGGCATCGACTCGTGATCGCCGTAAGGGTTTTGGGTCAACGGCGGGGAAACTACAAATGTTTGATAAGTCGGATCGTACAGGCCGGCACCTTCTCTGCTCATTATTGGCCCTGTAATCAACTGGTCTTCGTACTGCCTGCCGAACCCTGGGCTTCTGCCTGGGGTTCCTTTGTCCAGAGTGGAGGCTATTTCTGGCACGAGTCCGCCATCAAGCTCGAAGTCTGTGCCAAGCCCGCCACCGCTGTTAGCGCACGCGCTAAGGGTTCCGGTAACCTTTTGCCTCGATTCACGCAGCGGCGGAGAATCCCGGCGCATGCTCTCAAACTCAAAAAGTATTTCTGCGGGATCGGCTCCGTTTCGAGGACACGAGACAACGAACAAACGCTTGCGTCGTTGGGCCAATCCGAAGTATTGGGCATCAAGGATTCGCCAACAAGCGGCTCGTGCGGGTCCATGAACCACACCTGCGTTAGGCCATCCGTGCTCTGCCAGGATGGGCTCATTGCAGCCGACAATGCCAGCCAGGAAGCAGCCAAAGGCGTTGTCGCTCGTCGAGAGAACTCCTGGGACGTTTTCCCAGACAATGATTCGAGGTTGAATAGCGTTTGCTGCACGTATGAACTCCAGTGTTAGATTTCCGCGGGCGTCTCCAAGTGATCCGCGCAAGCCAGCGACCGAGAAGGCTTGGCAGGGTGTACCGGCGATCAAGACATCGACCGCGCCGCGGTAAGCGCTCCAATCGAATGCCGTGAAGTCGCCATGATTTGGAACGCCGGGGTGGTGGTGCTTCAGCACGCGGCAAGGGAACGGCTCAATCTCGCTGAAAGCCACTGGAACCCAGCCAAGCGGAATCCACGCGGCGGACGCGGCCTCAATGCCGGCACAAAGGGAAATGTACGTCATCCGATGTTGGCGAACAAAGAAGATTGCGTCTTTAGCTTCTCGGCTGATTCAATATTCAGGCATGCCTGCTTGTAGTAGCTCTCCTTGAGCTCTACCCCGACGAACTTGCGGCCTGCGCGGATTGCGGTATATCCTTCGCTGCCAATCCCTGCGAATGGGCTGAGTACGGTATCCCCTGGGTTGCTCCACAGCTCCATTCCTCGCTCAATGACCTGTAGCTGC